GAAGAAGGCCGGTAGCTAATGGCTCGCCGGTCACAAGCATCTAATCGTCGGCGCTTTGGTGTTGACTCGTCAGGCTGGGATGGTACGCCGTATAATCGCCCAACCCCGGTAACTCACTTGGGTATAACTGTCACCTATAATGGTTTCGTTGTTACCTTCGACCACACGTAGAGGAAAATAGTAATGACTGAACTAGCGGTAATCTTAGCGAGTGGAGACATTGCGCTTATAAAACAAGGACCTGAAAAAGTTGTCGATGAAGGCTCTTTGCCTGTAATCCTCGACTCTGGGTCCATACCGTCGATCAAGCTTGGCGCATACAATGTTGTTGATACAGCCAGCCTCAATGTTTTGCTCGGTGCTGGTGTTGTTCCGAATATAGTTTTCGGTGCTAGTCAGGCGCTGAACGAGTCGAACCTACCATCGATATACCCTTTTGGGTACGATATAAAAGACCAGATTACCAACCCCGGGTGGGTTGATGTTGATACTAATTATCCAGCTGTAGTGGGAGCCCCCGCGCCAGATCAAGTCGAAATTCGGCTAACGGATAATGTAGTCACGGGTACATACATTATATCCATGAGTACGGTGTACAGTCTGGACGAAGACAAAGAGTCAGCAATGGGGCGATTCAGCACTGACAATGGTGCAACTTGGCTCGATTTCTCCAAGGAACACAAAGACAAAAGTGATGTCACTACCTTCGCGTACAATTTCCCATACATTCATGGAGGCGGTCCATTACAAATGGTTTGGCAAATGAAACGTGAAGGAGTGGAATTGGGCACTTTGGCAATCCTTAAAGCGAATATGTGGTACGAGCGCAAATTGTAGTGATGTCACGTACTCAGCACCAGTTTGCAATTAGATTGATTACTGTTACTATCGCCTAATAGGCACAAACCTAATCAACGGAGAAATCCAAAATGAAAGAAGCTAACCGCATCAATCCCGCCCTCGTCAGTATTACTGGCACGCCTCTCAACCTGTCGAAAGGCGAGACCACGCGGAAAGTTGCTGTGTCTGGTCCGTCTGCCGATTTGGGTGCTGGTCCATTCAACCCCCGCGCTGGTGCGAACCCCAACGGCAACTATATGGTCAAGGGCACTGAAGCCTATGGCTCTGGTGCCAACATGAACAAGAAAGGGGCCCGTCCTTTTCTGGGTCGCTCGCAGTCTGCTGGCGAAAGCCGCTAAGAGGACCACGACCATGTACGAAACTTATCCGAAAAAGCCAAGCGCCGGTAAGGCCGGTAAAAAGTCTGGCTGGAAAGATGGCTTCGGGGATTCCTACCCTGACAAAAAGCCTACCAAGGAAGACGACCACAACAAAGTAGTCTGCAACTTGCAGATTTGTGGCTCCGGTTCCCCGGCCCCTAAAACCTTTCCTAAGCACAAGGGGTACAGTGGTATGTTCCCCGCGCTTCAGGGCCTTCCTCGCTAAGGAGACTGGTATGTATCAGACCTTCGAGAAGTCCAAGAAAGCTAAAATCCCCGGGGCCAAAGTCATCAACGGCAAGAAGTTGTCGGACTGCCGGGACACAGGCTTTTACGAATCACAAAATCTTATCGGTGACGGTGAACGCACGCGAATGAATGATTACTCCAAGGGTAATACTTCGGCTCGCGCACGCATCTCTGACCCAATGAGTTTGAGTTATCCGATTACAAGATATCGTAGTCGTCGACCATAAGCTTTGAAGCTTTCGGTCAAACAAGCGGAGGCAGCGTTACGGCTTCGGAACAATCCAGATTTCTTGGATATCCTCGAAGCCATAAACGCCTACCGCGGAGAAGCGATTGAATTTACTTTATACGGCCCAGCAGAATCGGCCAATATAAATAGAGGCATCGCGCGCGGCACTACCGAAGTATTACGCGGACTCGGTAAGGCTGAACAGATAGTAAAAACCGCGAATGAGAAACAGAAAAATGGGCAAGGCGCTACCTAAGCAGTTACAGAAGCAAGTCGACGAAGCCGATGAAATTGCACGGCAGATCGAAGCAGATCAGGCAACACCAGAACTGCAAGTTGTTGGTGACGAGACAGCACCAGTCGATGAGTCCACACAAGTGCCAGATAAGAATCTGTCCTTCGACGCTGAACAGCCAGAAGCCGCAGAGGTACTTGTTGCTGAGGAAGCAGCATCAGTTGAGCCAACAGAGATTGGAGAAGCTGACAATTGGGAACATAAGTACAAAACCCTGCAAGGGATGTACAACCGAGAGAAAAACAACGTAGCTGAATTAACAGGTCGCGTTGATGCCATGCAGAATATGCTGGCAGGTCTACAGGCAGCGCGTGATCAAAACGCCCCTGAGACTCCTGCTGAGGTCGCAGCAACAAGCACCTTGACAGAAGACGAGATTACGGATTATGGTCCAGAATTAATCGACGTTATGAAGCGTGCCGCAGTTGAAGCGGTGCAGGGTGAATTAACCGCCCTACGCAATGAGAACGCTGACCTGAAGGCCACAGTAGGTCGTGTCGGTCAGACTCAAGCGAAAACGGATAAGGAGAAATTATATGCAGGTCTAGGCGAAGCAGTCTCGAATTGGAGGCAGGTCAACACACATCCTGACTTCCTTGAGTGGCTGGCACAACCAGACGTGTATGCGGGAGTACCCCGTAGCCAGATGCTGAAAAACGCATTTGGGGCGAATGATACCGGAAGGGTTATTCAATTTTTTAAAGGCTTTTTGAGTGAGAACGCAGCTTTACAACCCGCAGCAAATCCGAACCCTAATCCGGTCGTGGAGAACACCCCCGAACCGAAAGTGGATTTGGCTTCGCTAGCATCACCGGGATCAGGTTCTGGTGGTGGGGCTGACAATATCAACGAAACTGGTCGTGTATGGAAAGAGTCGGAAATCGGCACTTTTTATGAAGAAGCCCGAAAGGGTAAATTCAAAGGTCGCAAAGAAGAATACGATGCGACTGAACGTGAAATCCAGAATGCCATGACCCAAGGCAGAATCTTGGTCGGGCACTAACCGTTAATCAGGAGATATTGTTATGTATCCAGTAAGCGCAACCCCTTATCCCGGTGGAACTGGCCCTGTCGCCGCCCCCGCGTATACGGGCATTTTCATCCCGGCTCTGTGGTCGGGAAAGCTCATCGAGAAGTTCTACGATGCCACGGTCCTCGCTGCTATCGCGAATACCGATTACGCTGGTGAGATTGCGAATCAGGGCGACACCGTCCATATCCGCACCAAGCCAACTCTGACCATCAACGATTATGAAGCCGATCAAGACATCGACGTTGAGCGCCCCAGCTCAAACCTCGTCGACCTGCTGATCGACAAAGGTAAGTACTTTGCCGCTATCGTCGATGACGTTATGGAGACTCAGGCTGACCTGAATCTTCTGGGTATGTGGTCTGACGATGCTTCCGAGCAGATGAAGATCGCAATTGATACTGACGTGCTGGGCAACATTGCAGCTGACGTTATCATCAACTACCCGAATGGCACCGTTGGTAACTCCGGTAACCAAGGTCTGACCGCTGGTCGGATTTCTGCCAATCTGAATCTCGGCCTCGCGGGTTCCCCCGTAACCGTAGTTCCGAAAGGTGGCGACAATCTTGCGACTTTCGACATCGTCGATGTCTTACTTCGCATGGGCCAAGTCCTCGATGAGGCTAACATCCCCGAACAGGGACGTTGGTTGATTCTCCCGGCATGGGCCGCTACGATGATCAAGTCAAGCGAACTGCGTGACGCATCTCTTACTGGTGACGGTATGACTATGCTTCGCAACGGTCGTCTGGGCATGATCGACCGCTTCACGCTTTACGCGTCCAACCTGTTGCCTGTATCTGGTGTTGAAACCACCATATTTGCCGGTCACAGTCATGGTCTGACGTTTGCCAGCCAGCTGACCAAGATGGAAACGATTCGTGCAGAACGCACTTTCGGCACCATCATGCGTGGTCTTCAGGTGTATGGTTACAAGGTAACTGATGGTACTGCCATCGTTGCTCTCGTAGCTACCAAAGGCTAAGTAGTTGAAGTAATCTAGGGGTGGGGCTATGATGGTCCCACCTCTTTTTTTACGAGAGAGATAATGGCTAAACGAAAAGTGCTACGGCATAAGACGACAGGTGCAATCTTTGGGTGGAACGCTGCTATGGCGAGGAACCCGAAAGTTGAAGAAGCTTGGCTGGATTTGAATAAGCCACAATCCAAGCCAGACAGTACCCCTGACGCTCCAGCTAAAAAAGCTGTGAAGAAAAAAGCTGCCAAAGCCCCGACGAAACCAATGGTCGCAGATTCTGCTGAAGAACTCGACGAATTGCTTGCGGGGATAGAAACGGATGGCGAAGACGGTTGAGCAGATACTGAGTAATGCTCGGTATATTTTACAAGATGAGGTAATCCCTTACCGCAACTCTGTAGATGACCTGTTAGTCGCACTGAACAGTGGGCTTTACGAACTGAAAAGGCTGCGCCCAGATGCGTGGCTTTCTTATTTAGGCGTAGGCGAAGAACTCCCCCAATATGCAGATGTCCCGCTTGATCTAGCGATGGTCATCCCAATAAACCCCATGTTTTACCAAAGCCTCATTTATTTCATAAGTGGTTACGCTGAACTCAAAGACGACGAGTATACTGTTGATTCTCGCGCAGCACTGTTGCTTAGAGCGTTTGGCAACAACAATACGCAGCCCGGGAGTGTTGGATAATGAGCACTAAACTAGCAGATTTTTTACCTGAGATTATGACCCGACTCCCCGGCATCACCGAGGAATTGCTGATGCAGGAAATTTTTGCAGCAGTGCGCCAGCTGTGCGAGGACGGGCGAGCATGGACTGAGCAGTTCGGACCACTGAGCAGCAAGGCAAATAACCCAACCATTTATTTAGACCCTTTGTTTCAAAGTGCTCGCGTTGGGTATGTTCATCGCTGTACTTTTCAGGGTAACTCAAATGTCAGGAAGATACTGGCACCAGCACCAGAGTACCCACTTTATGAGCAGTCTTCAGTAGAGCCGCGTGCCTTCCTTATGGTGGGGCCGGGAACGGTCGAGCTAGCGCCTACCCCGAATAGGGATTGGTCTAAGCGGTATTTATTCGATCTATCGGTTATCCCTACTGAATCAACCTGCAAGCTGCCAGACCTCTTTAGAACGCACTGGCGGGACGCTGTCATCGATGGGACCTGTGGTCGGTGTATGTCGATGATATCCAAGCCATGGACCAACCAGCAGCAAGCAATCGTCCATCAACGGCAGTTCCGCAATCATATCAAGCGGTGCAGAGCAATAACCTCTGCCAAGTTCTCCCCCCAAGCAGGGTGGGCGTTTCCTGATTTTGCAAAACAACGTGTGGGTGAGTCATTCATATAAATTATGAGTATTGCGTCGAAGCCAATTGCAGGGTGCTCGCCAATTGCGGCAGGCACATGCTATTTACCTCCCAATGAAGTTGCTGAGGTCGGTGAGTGCGTTATTGTGCCAGCACATGACAATTATACTTGTGTCCCCGGGTTCTACGAATGCTCGACTGTCGAACTTCCCGGGTTCCAGAAATGTAGTAAGGAGCCGCAACAATGCTGCTAGATAGATTCAGAGTCCAACCAGCCGAAGTGCGGAAGTTTACTGTTGACTACTCAGCACGGTTGCCAGACCCAAACCTATTAGCGACTATCGCTAGTATTGCTATTGATGTCGTGACAGTACCAGCGTTTTCAGTAACGGGTGAGCTGACTGTTGACCTGAAAAAAGTCATCTTGACAACTCAGGGAGGTCTTGATGCCAACGACTACCAAGCTGACATCACGGTGACTACAACCGAAGGCCAAACATGGCAAGATGAAATCATATTTATCTGCGAGGAAATATAATGGAAGTTCTATTCAACAATTTTGCTTCTGGGACCTTGCTGAACGACATATTGGGTAGTGATCTGAACATCACTCTGGATGTCGGTGAAGGTAATTTCTTCCCCACACCCATAGTTGGTGCTGAGTACTGTGTATGTGTGATCGAGGATATCTCTGGAGTCAAAGAGGTTGTCCACATGGTCGAGCGTGTCGGTGATGTTCTCACTTGTGTCCGTGGGCAAGAAGGCACTATTGCACAATCCTATGATATGGGTTCCCGAATAGAACTCAGGGCTACGGCAGGATTTTTCGAAGAATTTGTGGACGCAGGGACTTACTAATGGGTACTCCAATCCAGTTTTCTAATAAAGGGACTAGCTTTTTAGCTTCCCCATTATCCATAGGGGGTCTAGGCATTGCTGTTGTAAACGCATCGTCATACCCCACCCTGAACACACCAGACGAGTTTTACTATCTAGTCATTGAAGATTTAGCCCTAACAAAATTCGAAGTGCTGAAGGTAACCAATGCTGTTGGTAACGTCTTGACAGTAGAACGTGGGCAGGATGGTTCTACGCCGCAAGCTTTTGACGCTGGGGCCCGGGTAGAAAACCGAATAAATAAAGGCGCTTTGGATGAATTTCGCCAAGGCTCAAATATCGACGGTGGCAACGCTTCGAGTGTTTATCTAGCATCCCAGAATATTGACGGAGGATCAGCATAATGGCTGACATCATACAGACAAGACGCGACATCGCAGCAAATTGGAGCGCGGTCAACCCTATACTCGCAGATGGTGAGAAGGGCTTCGAGACAGACACCGGCCAAGAGAAGATCGGTGATGGTGCCAGCGTGTGGACACTACTGCCTTATATCTCTGGTGGCGGCGGTGGCTTAGCTGCTGTTGTTGACGACTTGACACCACAGATGGGTGGCGACTTCGATGTCAACGGGCACATCATATTTTCCGTTGGTAATAGCGAAGACACCAATGACATCAACATCGTGGCAGGTTCCACAAATTACGACAACGATGAGTCGCAAGCCAGTGGGATTAATCTGGTAGGTGGTAACCATTTAACCGATTCAACAGGCCCCGGTAAAGGCGGTGGCATAACTCTGACAGGTGGTTCCTTACTGGATTCAGTTAACGCAACCCCCAGCGGGTACGGTGGCGGGATTGATTTAACGGGTGGTAATGTAGTCAACGCGGCAGAAGCTTGGGGCGGGTCCATCGTCATTAAAGGTGGTGATTCATATGCCCAAGCTGGTACATCTATTGCTGGAAGAATCCATCTTAAAGCTGGTGAAGCCTATGATTTTCCCGGTGACATTTGGCTCGAACCGGGTGGCTCAGAAGGACTCGAAAGCCCTGCCTATGGCATGGTTGTCATAAGGGCTAGTCTTTATGCTGGAGCACTTGGCAACTACGGTGGTGATGAGCGAACAGGAGTTCTGGCATTTGAAGGTCTGCAAAGCAACACTACTTTGGGCCTTAATAGCGAACGAATTAAAGACAACTTCATTGGTATACGAGCACCGGATGACGTACCAGCGGCATATGTTCTAAGGCTCCCTGCGGCACCACCAAGCGGTGCTGGGGAAGTTCTGACAACAGACACACTCTCTGGCGGTGCGAGAAATCTGGTATGGGCAGCTGGCGGTGGCGGTGGCGG